ATTATGTCTTTTGGATTCATTTTACTAATTATTTAATTCATCTAATTTATTTAAATTTAATAAGCTAGATTTGAAATAAAATCAGATAATTCTGGGCTAACGTTAACTGAATCGTAATCACCTCCAAATTCTACTACTAATTCTTCTTCAAAATCTTGTTCAAAAAATCCAGCATTTTGAAGCTCTTCTATTCCTTCTTCATCATACTCGTCCAATATCTCCTTTAATCTTTTGATAACATATCGTTTAGTAGTTGCATCTAAAGGAATTGTATTAGTTTCTTCTTTTTCTATGTTTATACCTTTATCTTTCAAATGTTGAGCAAAACCCATAAAACCACCGGGTTCTCCTACTTTACCCATTGAATCTTCTTCATTTAGTTCGTTTACTTCAGAAACATATCTTTCACTTAAGAAATGTTCAAAAGCATCTTCGTATGATTCTTTTTCACGTTTAGCAAATGGGCTATTAATAGCACCCATTCCAACAAAATTTTCATTTAGTGATTTTTTATTCTCTAACATATCATATTGTCGTACTTGAGCCATAAATGCATCTTTAATGTCTTTTATACTTTTTGATTTCTCTTCGTCAGAAAGTTTTTCATCATTGTTAACATTATTAATTAGTTTATCCCTTTCTTTTTTAAAGATGCTAATAGTGCTATCTTCTTTTTTTTTAAAAAAATTAAGAAATTTATTTTCCTCTAATTTTTCTTTATATTCACCTTCTGTGATTACACCAGCTAGCATTTGCATACGTAATTGTTCGTTTGTCATTTTTAAGTATTTTATTATAAATATTATAAACCTTTTGTTTCTACGGTTTTTTTTAATTTTTCCAGGTAAAGTATAGCATCCATGTGTTCTTGTTTGGCATGTTCAATCCATTCTAAAACACTTAAATCTTCACGATCTAAATCAACTCCGTATTTTTGTTTACCAAATGTTGCTCTTTCAACAAATTGATCAATTACTGAGTCAACAATAGAGTCTGTAGTCTTAATTTCTCTATTCATTTTGATAGTTTTTTTATTTCTTTGTCATCTAACCCCATGTCATGGAGTATTCTTTGAACACCATGTTCACGTAAAATGTCAATATATTCTTCGGCTTCGCCTAAACCACATTCAAAGTATTTTGCTACATATTCTACTAATGTAGTTGGTTTTTTCTTAGTGGTTGATTTAGTCCACTTGAAAAACATTTTACGTTTTGGGATCATTTCTTTGTAAATCGAGTATATTTGTTTCTTTTGATCATATGGTACAGTTTGGACAAAATTAACCAATTCAATAAAATTTTGATTCATTGAAATAGAACGGTTAACTGTATAGCTATTCCAATTGTCCCAAGACTCCTCTGAAATGTCTTCAATAGGAGTCTTAAAGTAGGCAATTTCATCTATCCATTTCCAAACTGTAGGGATATGTTTTTTAGACATCTAAAGTAATATCTTTATATTCGTCACGGATTTCTTTTGGAAGTGAATCTGCTAAGATTTTCTTTGATTCTAAATCGTAAAATACAGGGATAGGCATAAGCATATCTTCGTCTGTTCCTGTAATGAATTTAGATACTTTACGGATTACTACGGCTTGTCCGAATAATTTACCTCCATCAAATCCTTCTATGGATGTTGTGTTTTGAAAGTCAATGTTCAATTTTGGTTGTTCCATTTTATTTATTATTTATTTGTTTTTTCTTTTTTATATTCTATAAAGTCATGTATAAACCCAGCTGCAACTATTATGTTCATTCCAAGTGATACTATTATTTCATGTATGTCTTGGTAAACAGTTGTCATTAAGTGAATATGTCCTACTGTCCAAAAAGGTACGGACAGATTTTGAGATACCCACGAAAGAGTGTATTTTAGAAAATATTTCATATTGCATCTATAATCTTTGCAATTGCAGACATTACGTTTATTTCTTTATCTATTCTAAAATTAGCTTGGTATAAATGCTCATTTAATATAACTGCAATCATTCCCTCTTTACCTGGGGAATATTTGGGGGCGTATTCAAATAGGTTACGATATAGTTCCTCAAAGTCTTTAACGTTTGAATCTGCTATAATTTGTCTAATTGTAAGCCATTTTTTACTACCTGCTAGTTCTTTCAATACCTCTTTAATGTAGTTGTTTGAGGTTAAGATTGTTTCGTCAAGTACAACTTCATCGTCTTTTACAGACATTTGTAAAACATTTAACATTTTACGCATGTCGGGATAGTATTTTACAATTAGTGATTTAATGTCTTCTGGTTTGTAAGATACACTAAGTTGATCTGCTAAAATACAAGTTAAATGGTTATACACATCCATTTTAGATGGTGGTGTAATTTTAATTGTGTGGCATCTGGATTGGAGTGGATCAATAATTCGCTCTATAAAGTTACAAGTTAAAATAAAACGTGTTGAACGAGAGAATGTTTCAATTACATTACGTAATGCGGCTTGTCCTTGAACTGTAATGAAATCGGCTTCATCTAGAATTACTACTTTGATACCTTTCCAAGATGCAGCACTAGCAAACCCCTTTACTTTTTCTCTAATAGTGTCGATTCCGTTTTCGTCGGATGCGTTTATATAAAGGTAATCACAATCTAGATTTTTAACTATGATTTTAGCTAATGTTGTTTTACCTGTACCAGCGGGGCCGTAAAATATAAAATTTTGGATATCACCTTGATCAAGGTATTTTTGAATTGTGTCTTTGATGCTTTCGTTACCAACATAGTATTTCAGTTCGATAGGGCGAAAACGTTCTACATATAACGTATTTTCTTTCATAACTATATTATACAAAAAAAGCTTACCTCTGGCAAGCTTTCTTAAATTAAATATTATTTTATTTTTACAATAAAGTAAATTCAAACCCCATTCCTAAATCATATTTAGGGCCTTGTTTTAAACCTTTGCCTTCACCTTTACGTGTTATGTACCCTTGTTCCTTACTGTGTGGGATTAAGATATATTCACCATCGTTATCATTCATCATATCAGGGCAACCCCATTTACCAGTTCCCCCACATGCTGAAAGGATTCTATAAATGGCTTGTAAATCATTATATTTATTTGAAGGGGTAGCATTTGGATATTCAGAAATTTTTTTAAGTTTAACTCCCATATATGGAATTCGATTCAAACATTCAATCTTCTTTCCATCAACATCCTTATAAAAAGAATCTTTTGAATTATAAAAAACAGCATATAAATCGTCATATTCAGGATGTTCTCCTATAAATATATTATTTTGAGAAACATCACTAATTACTTTTTTTAAATTTTTTACAATATTTGGTTCTTTACTATTCTCATTAGAAATAGAATCTTCAGCTCCAGGAGCAGGATAAGATTTTCCAATTTTTCCCATAGAATCTTCTTCTTCCATTTTTTCTTTGTATTGGCTTTCTGTGATGATACCCGCCAACATTTGCATACGTAATTGCTCTTTTGTCATTTTATTTTATTTTATTTTATTTTATTTTATTTTATTTTATTATGAATATTAAAGTCCTGCTATTTTTCTCATTCTATACATTCCATAATCAAAATCAACTTCTTCTTTCAATGTTGATTTTCTAACTAAAAGTTTTTGTCTTTGGTCTTTTGAAATACCTGTTACAATTACTTTATATTTTCTTTCACCGTTTATATCAATTGGTTCAATTTCGTATTTGGCTGTTGGAACTTCTCCAAGTTCTTTACGGAGCAAATCTCTGAATTTATCTGCTTTGTCTTTTGTATCTGTAGTTACAGTTAAAGGTGGTACCTCTTCTGCTTTTGCTTTTTCTAATGTTTTAGGTGCTTCACCTCCATCCTGTTCTACATCCACTAGTTGGTATTCAACTTTAGCATTGTCCATGATTGTTTTCAATACTTTAGACAAATATGGTTTTGTTTTGTATGGATTTTCAAGTGTGTAAGGGAAAACAATTTTTCCATCTTTTACTATATAGTGAACATCTTGTTCCAATTTACCACCATATTTTTTCAAATTGTCAGGTGTTTTCATTGGATAATAGTTAGCACCATATTTTCCAATAATATCTTTTGGAAGTAATTTACCGGATAATGTAAATAAATAGTCGTTTATACTACCATCGTTTCCTTCAGCTTGCCATTTTTCGTATCCAGCTTGTGCTTCAGCTTCAGCTTTTGTCCACGCTTCTGGTACTCTGTTTTTGATATCAATTATTTTGAATGCTTTTTCGTCATCTGAACGTGTATCCCAGTCTTTCCAAGCAGCTCCAGCTTTTTGTGCAGGAATTGAAGGTCCAAATGCTTTTTTAATAGCTTCAGGGTTTCGCATGTTTTGTGCGTAAATACCGTAGTTTTTAACGTCATCCATTGCTTGCAACGCAGCATCTAAATTTGTGGGTTGAACGGCAAGATCGTAACGAACCTTTAATTGGTTCATTCCATCTTCATCACCTTCAATTTCACGTAGTATATCAGTTAATTTCATAATTATAAATATGTAAAAAAGGAGACCCGTTACTGAGGGTCTCCATATATGTTAAAGCGTTTAACTGGTTCGGGTTGAATTTCTTTCTCTTCGTTTCGTATAACATAAAGTTTACTATCTAAAGGAGCTAAACGGAATTCAGCCTTTATTTGATTTTTTTCAAACCATGCCTCTAAAGCATCGGTAAGTGACTTGTGAATCACTTTATTTTTATCTCCCACGAGTGTCCAGGAATCTCCTGGAGGTACTCGTGTTGCGATAAGTTCATTATATTCTATTACTTGTAGCATATATTACATCATTCCCATCATAGGATCCATTCCAGTTTCTTTCTTGTCTTCTGGATTGTCTACTACGACACATTCTGTTAGTAAAATAGTTCCTGCAATTGAAGATGCATTCAATAAAGCGTTTTTAGTTACTTTATGTGGATCAATTATACCTGCTTCTTTCATGTCAACAATAGTTTCTGTTTTGATATTGAAACCACTCCAAACTCCATCAGATTTACCAATTTCCATATTGATTGGGTACATATCACGTTCATCGTAACCTGCATTTTTCAAAATAACTTCAAATGGTTTACCACATGCTCTATAAACTAATTTTTTACCGTAGTTAAAATCATCTGAATCGGTTTTCTTGTGGGTAATACCTTCACGTGCATATAGCAAAGCTGAACCACCACCTGGTACAATACCATCTTCTAGAGCACATTGTGTAGCATGTAGTGCATCGTCTACTCTGTCTTTTTTCTCTTTCATTTCAGTTTCAGTACTTCCACCTACGTGAACCAAAGCAACTCCACCTACAAATTTAGATAAACGTTCTTGCAATTTTTCCATTTCAAATGGTGTTTTTGCATTTTCGATTTGAGATGTAAGTGATTTTACACGTTCAGAAATTGCATCTTCTGTTCCGTTACCATCAATGATTGTAGTTTGTTCTTTAGTTACTGTAACTGTTTTAGCTTCACCAAACCATTCCCAATTGAATTTGTCTAGTTTCATACCTTTGTCTTTATCAAATACAGTACCACCAGTTAAGATTGCAATATCTTCTAAAATCAATTTTCTACGCTCACCAAAGTCAGGGGCTTTAACAGCACATACTTTTAAAGTACCTCTCATTTTGTTTACAATAAGTGCAGCTAGTGCTTCATTGTCTACATCTTCTGCAATGATAAGTAACGATTTTCCTTTTTGAGATACACCTTCTAAAATTGGAAGCAATTCTTTTACTTGTGTAAAACGTTGGTCTGCAAGTAAAATATAAGTATCTTGTAAAAGTGCAGACATGTTATTGTTGTTGGTAACAAAATATGGAGATTTGTAACCTCGGTCAAATTGAATACCTTCTACAACTTCTAAATATGTTTCGTCTGTTTTAGATTCTTCAATATAAACTACACCTTCACGTCCTACTTTTTCCATAGCACGAGAAATCAATTTACCTACTTCTGGGTCGTTGTTAGCTGAAATAGTAGCAATTTGTTCAAGTTGTTCTTCGGATGTAATTTTCTCTGAGTTTTGTTTAAGTGTTTCAAGTACTTCTTTTACACCAGCGTCAATTCCACGTTTGATTTCAACTGCATTTGCTCCTTCGTTTAATTTGTTTAAACCACCTTTAACCAATTCACGAGCCAATAATGTAGATGTTGTTGTTCCATCTCCAGCATGGTCTGCTGTTTTAATAGCGGCTTGTTTAACTAATTGTGCTCCTAAATTTTCAATTGGATCTTCCAATTCCGAAATTTGTTTTGCAACTGAAACACCATCTTTGGTTGAAACAACCATTCCATTTTCAACGTATACAACGTTTCGTCCGTTTGGACCTAAAGTTGCTACTACTGCATCTGCTAAAGTATCAATACCTTTAACTATTTTTTTACGAGCATCTGCTCCAAATTCAATTCTCTTACTCATTGTCTGTTATTTTTGCTAATATTTGATTTTCTGGTCCTATGTAATATTCATCTCCATTAAATTGTAGTTTAGTGAATCCCATTGTAGGTAATACAACTACATCTCCTATGTTTACTTCACATGGGATAAATGTTCCTGTTACTGTTTGTTTACCTGGTCCAACTGCTACAATTGTTCCTTGTTCATTTCGATCTTTACCTGCATCTGGGATAAAGATAGATCCATACATTGTTTCTTCTGTTTCAAGCGGTTTAACTATAACCGCATCAAATA